GGGCGTATATCCGTTTTAATCCGCTGGACGGCGGCGGCGTTAAGGACAGCAATGTGGCGGAGTTCCGTTTTGCGTTGGTGGAGAGCGATGAGCAGAGCGTGGAGCAGCAGTATGCGATAATCCGGCAGCTTGAGTTGCCGGTGGCTTGTCTGGTTCATTCCGGTGGCAAGAGCCTGCACGCGATTGTGCGGGTGGAGGCGGCCAGCCGGGAGCAGTATCGGGAGAGGGTGCGCTATTTATACCAGATTTGCCAGAAGCACGGCTTGGCGGTGGACAAGCAGAACAGCAACCCAGCGCGGCTTTCCCGCCTGCCTGGGGTTTGGCGGGCCGGGCGCAAGCAGTGGCTGGTGGCGACGAATATTGGCAAAGGCAGCTGGCAGGAGTGGCAAAAGTGGCTGGAGAGCGTGACCGACGACCTGCCGGAGCCGGAGAGCCTGAGCGCGGTTTGGGACAACTTGCCGGAGCTGGCTGCGCCGCTGATTGAGGGCGTTTTGCGGCAGGGGCATAAAATGCTGCTGGCCGGGCCCAGCAAGGCGGGAAAATCGTTTGCGCTGATTGAGCTTTGCTGCGCGATTGCCGAGGGCCGCAGCTGGCTGGGCTGGCAATGTGCCCAGGGCCGGGTGCTGTATGTTAATCTTGAATTGGATAGAGCCAGTTGCCTGCACCGCTTTAAGGACGTGTATATGCGCTTGAATTGGCCTGCGGCCAGCCTGCATAACATAGATATTTGGAACCTGCGGGGCAATGCAGTGCCGATGGACCAGCTGGCCCCGAAGCTTATCCGCCGGGCGGCGCAGAAGAATTATTTGGCGGTGATTATTGACCCGATATATAAGGTGATAACCGGGGATGAGAACAGCGCCGACCAGATGGCCAACTTTTGCAATCAGTTTGACAAGGTCTGCAATGAGCTTGGCTGCGCCGTGATTTACTGCCACCACCACAGCAAGGGCTATCAGGGGAGCAAGCGGAGTATGGACAGAGCCAGCGGCAGCGGCGTTTTTGCCCGCGACCCGGACGCGCTGCTGGATTTGATTGAGTTGTCCGCGCCGCCCGGCCAGACGGGAGCCACGGCCTGGCGGGTGGAGGGGACGCTGCGGGAGTTTCCGAAGTTTGCCCCGGTGAACATTTGGTTTGATTATCCGGTGCATTTGCTGGACGCTACAGGCTGCTTGCAGGACGTGCAGCCGGAGGCGGAGTTGGCGGGATGGCAGAAGAGCAAGCAGGCGGCCCAGCCTAAAGACCGGCAAAAGGAGCGGCGCGAGGCGTTGGAAAAGGCGTTTGCCGCCTGCGATATGGAAAATACCGGCTGTGTGCCTTTGGTTCAGTTGATTACTTATCTGGGTAAATCCAAAAATACAATTCGGGATTACGTGGACGAACACCCCGGTTTTGAGAGGTGCAAGGACGGTGTCAAAAGGGTCAAAAAAGCTGATTGAGGAATTGACCCCTGGGGTCAAAAACAGGGGTCAGGGGTCAATTTGGAAAATTGACCCGGTCAAAATAGGGGTCAAAAATGGGGTCAGGGGTCAATTTGACCCCTCAAAAATGGTGTATGGTGGGGTCAAAAATAGGGGTCAAAAAAGTATATATATAATATATACTTTTTTGACCGCCCCTGATTTTGACCGTCCACCACCGGCGCGCGAAGCGAAAGGAGAATGCGATGACGATTAAAGAATTATCTCAGCTTTACCACCTGAGGTGGGAGGTGGAAATGGACAGGCAGCGTTTGGCGGCCCTGGAGGAGCGAGCCCTGCCGGGCGCGCAGCGGCTTTCCGGCCTGCCGGGCTCAGGCAACGTTCAGGATAAGCTGGCTACCTATGCGGTGGAGATTGCCGACCTGAGGGCGGTGATTGAGCAGAAACTAAAGCGTTGTCTGGCTGAGCAGCAACGCCTGGAGGCCTACATTGCCGGAATTGAGGACAGCTTTTTGCGCCAGATTTTTACCTGCCGTTTTGTGGAGGGGATGAGTTGGCGGCAGGTGGCGGATAAGGTGGGTGGGAAAAATACGGCTGACGGTGTGCGCAAGTTGTCGAAAAGATTTTTGCTGAAAAAGTAAAGTTGTCCGTTTTGTCCGCTTTATCTGTGCTAAAATGGTATTGTGAAGAACTGGCACAGAGGGCGGCCGGTTCTTTGTTTTTTTGGGAGAGGAGGCGCTGCCTGTGAATGCGAAACAGAAGCGATTTTGTGATGAATATTTGGTAGACTGCAACGCTACACAGGCGGCAATCCGGGCGGGCTATTCGGCCAGAACTGCCAACGAGCAGGCGGCCAGGCTGTTAGCGAATGTTAGTATCAAAGCGTACATTGACGAAAAAATGGAGCGGCTGCATAATGAGCGGACGGCGGACGCGCAGGAGGTGCTGGAGTATCTGACAGCGGTTATGCGCGGGCAGCAGACGGAGCAAACGCTCATCAGCATTGGGGACGGCGTGCAGAAAATTGGCGATATTGAAGTTGGGGCCAGGGACAGATTGAAAGCGGCGGAGCTTATTGGCAAACGCTTTGGCCTGTTCAAGGAGGGGCTGGAGCTGGCCGGGGCATTGCCGGTGGTGATTGCAGGGGAGGCGGAGCTTGAAGATTAATGTAATGCGGCTGCCGGAGCTGGTGGGCCGAGGCTATCGGGATTTTTGGCATTGGCGCGGCCGCTATCGGGTGGTGAAAGGCAGCCGGGCCAGCAAGAAGAGCAAAACCACCGCCCTCTGGTTTATCGTGAATTTGATGAAGCACCCGCAGGCCAATTTGCTGGTGGTGCGCAAAGTGTTCCGAACCCTCAAGGACAGCTGCTTCACTGAGCTTAAATGGGCCATTGGGCGGCTGGGTGTGGCCGGATTTTGGGAAATCAAGGAAAGCCCGCTGGAGATGACCTACAAGCCGACCGGCCAGAAGATTTATTTCCGGGGCCTGGACGACCCGCTGAAAATAACCTCGGTGACGGTGGAGCGGGGCGCGCTTTGCTGGGCTTGGATAGAGGAGGCTTACGAAATCAGCAAAGAGGCGGATTTTAATATGCTGGACGAGAGTATCCGTGGTGCGATTGACGAGGCAAGCGGTTTATTCAAGCAGCTGACCCTGACTTTTAACCCTTGGAATGAGCAACACTGGCTGAAAGCCCGCTTTTTTGACAATCCCGACCAGGAAACCCTGGCCATAACCACCAACTACACCTGCAACGAATGGCTGGACGAGGCCGACCGGCGGCTGTTTGAGGATATGCGGCTGCGAAACCCGCGCCGCTATCAGGTGGCCGGGCTGGGTGAATGGGGCGTGGTGGAGGGCCTTATTTTTGAGAACTGGCAGGAGCAGGCTTTCAGTCTGGAGGAGGTGCGGCAGCTGCCGGGGATTAAGGCGGCGTTTGGTCTGGATTTTGGCTACAGCGCCGACCCCACGGCTCTGTTCTGCGGCCTGGTGGATTTGGCAGGCAAGGTGATTTGGGTGTTTGATGAGATTTACCAGCCAGGGCTGAGCAATGAGCGGATTGCCGAGGCGGTGCGGCGGGCCGGTTATGCCAAGGAAAAAATTCGGGCGGACAGCGCGGAGCCGAAAAGCATTGACCGTCTGCGCGAGCTGGGCCTGGAGCGGATTTGCCGGGCCCGCAAAGGACGGGACAGCATAAACCACGGCATTGACTTTATTCAGGATTTTCGGCTGCTTATTCACCCGCGTTGTGTGAACTTTCTGACGGAGATTGGCCAGTACGTTTGGGATTGTGACCGCCAGACCGGGCGCAGGCTGAGGCGGCCCGTAGACTCTAATAACCACCTGATGGACGCTATGCGCTACGCCCTGGAGGATTTGAGCCGTGGCGAAACTTTCAGCTTTGATTAAAGGGGTGAGGATTTGTTGTTTTGGGATAAGATATGCAGTTGGCTGGGCTGGCAGGCCGGAGCCGGGGAGATGACAGCGCAGGGCGTGCCGGACAAGAAGCTGCTGGAGCGGGAGATTGCCGCCTGGTTGGGCAGCCCGGAGCGTATTTGGCAGCTGAAAGGGCATTTATATTATGCCGGCGAGCAGGATATTTTGACCCGACGGCGGACGGCTATTGGCGAGCGC